TTCGGACAAAAAAGGCAATTCTCCCAAGTTGCTGCAATCTATATTTGACGACATCTCAAGACAAGGCGATGTCAAAGACCCTATAAAAGGAGCAGATGGATTACCCGTTCTAGATGCCGACGGTAATCAAACTTATATTACATACACCCCCAAAGAGGCTTTAGAAGGATTCCGTAGCGCCATACTGTCTTACGCGGTGCAGTCAGCAGGAGGTGCCGGAACGCCTTTTAACGCGAAAACGTTTTATTCTAGATTGTTTGATCCTATGGAAAACACGGACGCTTCAAAGAATTTTAAACTAATAGACTTTATGAAGCGCAATAAAATGTTAGGCGATACGACTCCCGACGCCAAAACAGGCCAGTCCGAAGCCGACGTATATGTAAAAAACTTAAAAGATTATGTTGCTCAAATAAACGAAGTAGATACTTATTTTCAATCGAACTCGGCGTCGCCAATATTGTTTAAAGACCTAAGTGTCGCAAAAATGGGTGCAGCGCGGATAGCGGGAGCGGTCTCCGCAAGCATGGCGTTCAAGTTTGTCAAAAAAATGTTGGAGAAAATAGGTCTAAATACGGGCGACACCATGGCGGCGTCCTTAACGGTAAACTCTGTGGGCTCCACCATGGCCCTCAATCTTTTTGCGACGGGTCCGGAAGCCCATGTTATTTCGACGATGACTAAAATAATGGAAAACCCTAAATTGCTGGCTTTATCGCTGAAAAAAGCGGGGTCTGCAAAAGCTTTGCAAAAAAATCTTTTTGATATGTACGAAATAATGGCCGGGACCGGGCTCCGTCGTCTTCCTGTTATAAATAGAGACATTAATGCCGACGAAAAAGCCACCTTGTCTGTACCCGCAGGGGCTCTTAATGTTGTGCCGAAAGTCTTGGGACCCTACGGCCCCGCACCGGAAGGTTTTGAAGTCCTAGAGAAAGCCGGTGAAACACAGGTGGACGAGTCTGTTCCAAATCCTATAACGACTAAACGTCCAATTAGGCAACCAGTTGCTCAACTTCAGGCCCCGCAGCTTTCGACTCCCCCGGGAGCCGCGGGTTCAGTCGCTCCGGCCGCGGCCCGTCCCACAGGGCCGGTGGACCGGAACCAATATGCCGCAATGTTTCCCAACGACATGGCGTCGGGTTTAATACGGCAGCAAGGTATCGGAAGTTTAATGGGGTGATGCCATGGCTTTGCAGCTTGTCTTTGCTCTGATTGTATCTGTAAACGGGGTCGTAGACCCCAAGAACACCAGTCATTGGGAATCGGTTCATCGGTGCAGATATTTTGCAACGGAACTGACAATACAGGGAACACGGCGCAAATATGTAACGCCAGTTTTTGCATATTGTGTTCCGAGGTTTGTAAACCCAACTAAAGTGACTATTTTTAAATGATCGATCCCCTCACAGCTATTGCCGCCGCGACCTCGGCCTTCAATGCCGTACAGAAACTGGTGGCGTCGGGTCAGGGCATCGAAAATACTATGGGGCAACTCGGAAAATGGTACGGGGCTATAGCCGATTTAAACGAAGCTGAGAAATTAGCTGAAAACCCGCCCTTATTTAAAAAAATTGTTATGGGGTCGTCAGTTGAGCAGGAGGCTATGCAAATTTACGGAGCTCGGAAGAAAGCCGCAGAGCAAGAAAAGCAGCTAAGAGAACTGTTGATGTATACTTACGGCATCAACGGCTACAAAGAGCTTGTGGATCTTCGCAGAAAGATTAAGGAAACAAGAGAAAGGACAGTGTTTGCACAAGCCCGCCGCCGCAAAGCGTTCTTTTGGGGAACCCTACAGAGCATCTTAATTCTTTGCATGGGTTGGGCCATATTTCAGATTTTTAACTTAATTTATAATGCCGGAGTTTAATATGACAGACCTTAGCAAAGATCAAACTAAAAAAATGATCAAAGAACTGAAGAACGCTTCTCGATTGCATGCTAAACAAGCAAAAACATTAGAAAAAACCTTAAAGAAAACTAAAAAATCTTAAAAGAAGCGCCTCAATGGACCCTATTTTAGAACATCATTACAACAACCTCGCGGAAAATAAAGCCGTTAGTAATGAAGACGGCTCTGTTTCTACGGTATATACCGCGCAAGTAGAGATTGACGGTAAGCCCACACTTATACCAACGGTTTGGGATGGTGAGATTATTTCAACCGAAGAAGCTACCGAAAAAGCGGTAAGTTCCGGTGTGGCGTGGCCTACGGCGGACACACATCCCGAATTACGTGAGTACGACAAGAAACTGCATAAGGACATGAAGCCTATGTCTCAAGACGAAGCTTTACAATTTCTTGAAGTATTTAAAGCCGGTAAAAGAGATATCCTTTAGGTTAACCAGTCTTTGGTGTTTTCCCCGAGAACCTGCCCCGCGAGGTCTATCTTGCCGCGCAACGCTGCTAGTATCTTTTCATCAATGGTCCCGGGAGACACTAAGTCTATATACGTCACCGCTTTCTTCTGCCCTATCCGATGCGCCCGGTCCTCGGACTGTAAGCGTATTTCCAAGTCATAACTGTTACTAAAATACACAACGGTGTTTGCGGCGGTCAAGGTTATGCCGTATCCGCCGGTCTTGGGCTGTCCGATAAAGAAACGTAGTTCTGAATCGGCCTTTTGAAACTCTTCTACAATGTTCTGCCGCTCATCTTGCTCCGTGGCACCGTAGTAGGTGGCAACCGAGTTTGGCCCAAAACGCTCGCCTAACGCCTTGGCGATCTGCTTGATGTCATGGGTGTAAGACGCCCAGATAATAGCCTTACCTTGCAATTCTTCGGTGATTTCGAGGAGCTCGTCCAATCTCCGGCTAGGGAGTAACTCTATCTCGCCGTCATCGGGTTGTAAGAAACCACAACAGATCTGTTGCAAGCGCATAATCTGCGTCAGAACACTGGCTGTAGTCGCCAACTCGCCGCTTTCTAGCTTGGCGAGTGCTAACTTTTGCATTTGATTATAGACGCGGATTTGCTCCGGGGTCAGTTGCACGTCTCTACGTATGTATAACTTCTCGGGCAAGTCTAGGCAGTCTACTTTGAGTACACGGTTGCTGAACCGGTCTAACTTAACATTGAGCTCGTCAAGACGACGATACCCCGTAATCTCTTGAAAGCTACGCTGCCCCATGATTCGGCGTTGGACAATAGAGTACCTGCTTTGAAAGGCGAAGAAACTGTTGAAGTCCAGAGCCTTCGCGTTGAGAAACAAGCACTGGCTAAACAGATCCATCGGGGACTTTGTGATCGGACTTCCAGTGAGGATGCGGCGATACTTGCTTATCTTGTTCATCCCAATAATGTTTTTGGTGCGAGCGGCTTTACGGTTCTTTATCGTAGTCGATTCATCTACAATCACCATGTTATCCGGGTTGGCCTTCAAGAATTGATACGCAATGTTCGCGGCCCTCGGTGTCGAGAACGCCTCGGTATTCATGACAAAGATCTTTAGACTGCCGTCGTCGTCATTGATGAAATCTTTCAGTTCAGTTTGATACTTCTTTGACGTACTGGGTATCCACCGCAGTACGGTACGTTCTATACGATCCGGAACATGAGTAGGTATTTCACCGCGAATCCAGTTGTCATAGACACCTTTAGGGGCGACCACCAAGCAAGCGTTGATTTTGTTATCTTCGTACAGCATCGATATCGTATCCAGCGCTACTTTTGTCTTTCCTGTGCCCATTTCCATCAATAGAGCATAGTAGTCCTTGTCCCACGAATCAGACAGGGCTTGCATTTGATGGGTGAAAGGTTCGGTTTTAAACTTGAATTCGTTTATTTTTAGCATTTAGTTAGATTCCTCTTGACAGTTTACGAGTATAAGATAATATATAGCATTGTCAAGACCCAACCGGTGTCTTTATCAACGAAGGAGTAAACGCGATGAGCGATGTGTTACATATGATGGAGGAAGATTTTGAAAACGATCTTGCGACATCTGTAGAGAAACTTGATCAGGAGGGCCTCAATTCTGTGGCCGGACTGGCTCGAGCTATCCGTGGGAAGGAGGCTACTATCTCGCATCTTGAAGAAGAACTCAAGGCGCAAAAGAAAGACCTTTTAAAACTCACGGATGAAGAGATGCCCGCCATGCTTGCAGAGATTGGCATTTCTAAATTTTCACTAGATGATGGTTCCGAAATCATAGTGAAATCCACTTACGGAGCCTCAATCCTCGTCGATAACCGTCCACAAGCCTTTGAATGGCTACGTGAAAAAGGTTATGACGACATCATCAAGAACACGGTTGCGTGTCAGTTCGGTCGTGGTGAAGACGACCAAGCGAGTGCCTTCGCATCTTTTGCAGAAAAGGAAGGCTTTTATGCCGAGCAGAAGACTGAAGTGCATCCGCAGACCTTGCGGGCATTTGTAAAAGAACGTGTAGAAGCGGGTGAAGAGTTCCCAATGGAGTTATTTGGGGCATGGGTTGGGCAAAGAGCTACAATTAAAAAGGGTAAAATGTAATGGCAGATTCAAAAGCAGTGGCGGAAGCCAAAAGCAAAGAACTATCTATGGACGTGTCTTCCTTATTTGAAGAGGACGCAGGTGTTGGCATGGATAACATGGGGCAAGAAGATTTAGCATTGCCCTTTCTCAAGGTGTTGTCCGGGAATGATCCGGTCTTGGACGAAATGGACACTGCCCGAAAAGGCGACATCCTCAACACTGTAACCAACGCGCTGTACAAGGGCGCAGAAGGCATCAAGGTTATTCCGTGTGCCTACCAACGTCGTTTTATTCAGTGGTCTCCTCGCGGCGAAGGTAGCTCGGCTCCGATTGCGATCTACGAGCCGACTCAAGATCGGCCGAAGACTGAGCGTAGTCCCGACGACAACAAAGAATATGTCGTCGGCGGAAGCGGCGATTACATCGAAGAGACGCATCAGCACTTTGTTGTTGTGTTAAACGACGACGGCTCGGCTGAAACCGCGTTGATAGCTATGAAATCCACTCAGCTTAAAAAGTCACGCAAGTGGAACTCGATGATGCAGTCGGTGCAGATGCAAGGGAAGAATGGGCCTTTCACGCCGCCTCGTTTTAGTCACATTTATCTGCTAAAAACGAACAAGGAAGAAAATAGCAAGGGTAGTTGGCATGGTTGGGAAATGAGCCGTGTGAGCCCTGTTGCTGAAAAAGCTACTTACATTCGTTGTAAGGAATTTGCTGAAAGCATTACTGCCGGTAATGTTGTCGTTAAACACGGCGAGGACGAAGCGAACCCCGAGGATAGTTCTGTTTTCTAAGAGGTTTTGTACGGCAAGGGGCGGCAAGTGTCGCCCTTTTTTACCATTTCAGGAAATGAAGGGATAATAATGATTGTTATTGAAAAGTTCATGACCATCTTTGACGGACTGCAAGAAGCATACGGAACGTTTAAGATAGAAAATACCGGTCCGAACGGCAAAACAAAGGGTAAGGCAAGATTAGTACGCGAACCCCGGACCATGCTCCTTTGGGAGAACCACCTAAAAGGTAAAAACGGGATTGGGATTATCCCGATCAATGAAGACAACAACTCGAAGTGGGGATGCATCGATGTTGATCAATACCCCCTCGACCATAAGGTACTCATAGAAAAAATAAGAAAGTTGAGTCTGCCCTTGGTCGTCTGTCGATCTAAGTCCGGTGGGGCACACTGTTTCTTATTCACGAAAGACTGGATTCAAGCCAAAGACATGCAGAAAGCTTTACAGTGCATGAGTGCGGCACTGGGATATGGCGAGAGTGAAATATTTCCCAAGCAAATCAAGCTACACCTCGACCGGGGTGATGTAGGTAACTTTTTAAATCTCCCGTATTTCAATTCCGAAGAGGGCCTACGATACGCCATTCGTGACGACGGAACCTCTGGAACTATCGAAGAATTTTTTGAGCTACATGAGAAATATGCGCAAACCTTAGAGCAGGTACAGGCTCTACAGGTCATGGCTGAAAAGGGGAAGACCTCTCTCATGGCCGACGGCCCACCGTGCTTGCAGATACTCTGCGGTAACACGATATCTGAGGGTGGCCGGAACAACGGGTTATTCAATATTGGCGTCTATCTGCGTAAGGCTTATCCCGACTCGTGGGAAGCTGAGATACTGACATACAACATGCAATATTTAGATCCACCCCTACCGTTGAACGAGGTTAACCTCGTCGCCAAGCAGTTGCACCGGAAGGAGTATGCCTACAAGTGTAACGATGCCCCGATCAACTCTTACTGTAACAAAGAGCTCTGCCGGACCCGGAAATACGGGGTCGGAGCGGCCATACAAGGCGCGTCTATTGCTAACTTGCGCAAATACGATAGTACCCCACCGGTCTGGTTTATGGATGTCAACGGCGAGCCTTTGGAGTTAGATACGGAGGGCTTGATGAGTCAGCCTGTATTTCAAAAGTCCTGTATGGAGCAGTTGAACTTCATGCCCCGGTCGGTGCAAAAGCAGACGTGGGAAAGTCGCATCAGTACGCTTCTGACCGATATGAAAGAGAACGAGTCGGCCATCATCGAGGTCGCAGTAGACGCTAGTATTGCCGGACAGTTTTATGACTATCTCGAAGAGTTTTGTAGGTTTCTGCAACAGGCGCAGGACAAAGAAGAGATATTGCTTCGCCGACCTTGGACAGACGAAGATACCAACGTGACTTATTTCAGACTCCGAGACTTTGAGAGCTTCTTAGCGAAGAACAAGTGGTTTGCCTACAAGAGTCATAAAATTGCTCAAAGGTTGCGCGACATAAATGGTGAAAGCACCGTGTTAAAAATCAAGGGTCGGGCCGTGCGAGTGTGGGCAGTCCCCGCTTTCGCTTCAGCCGATATCGACATAACTACACCAAGTTTTGGTGGACAAAATGAGGCTCCATTCTAATGAAATGTTTTAAAGAACGAAATGCTGAGATTTACCGCTTACGTACCGTAGAGAAAATGACCCTTGCCGCCATCGGATTGCGCTACGGCGTGACACGAGAGCGCATCCGTCAGATAGTGCAAAATATCAAAGACAATGTATAGAATATTCGGTCCTCCCGGGACAGGTAAGACCACCACACTGTTGAACATGGTAGACAAAGCGTTGGAGTCTGGCACACAGCCCATGGATATCGCTTTCCTAGCCTTTACTAAGAAGGC